AGATGATGAGTAGAACTAAAAATTATGTAATGACTGTAGATAAAAACAGTGATAATATATTAGAACAACTTAACAAACTTCAACAGGTTAGACAAAGTGTTAGCCTATTGAACAAGCATAGTACAAGAAAGCACTATGTTAAATGTCAAGGTAGATGGGGACGTAAGAATCCAGACTATAACAGAAGAACGATACCCTTTTGTCCTTTAGATAAGGCAGTGAAGTGGGACGTTTATATTTATCAAGGAGGTAGATGATGAATGTTGATAGCGATAAACCAAAATATATAGAGTGTATCTATGAAGCACCTATTACTTTTGACTTAGAAGAACTAGGTATTGATTGGGACAATGTCAAAGACTATTACATAAAGTATGGTACTTTGTATGTTGAGTTCAAAGATGGAAGTTCAGAGTCATATTATAATGGAGATGTTGGAGAGACTGATTATAAATGGGCAGTCAGAGAAAGTATATTAACAGAAGATTATGATTTAGTGGAGGGATTGAACTAATGAACAGAACATTATACAAAAAACTAGAGGACATATGTGCAAGAGAATATATCCTAAATAAATTATCGGCAACTAAGTTTAGAACATTTGTCGACTTTCTTTATGATGATATAAGAACGTGGGATAAACCAATGGAAATATCAGAAGTAGATATTATACATAGGATAGAAGAGCATATGAGCTACATGGTGAGCAGTTATCTAACCAAGCCATATGAGGGTATTGGTATGGAGCAAGAAGCTCTTAAACAGGCTTAAAAATTAATTAATATTTTTTAATAAAATTACTTGACAAGATTTTTAGGAGGTGTAAAATGCTTAACAAGTTTAAAAGAAAAAAAGAAAATAATAATAAAATGAATAATAAAAATATATATAATAAGATACCTAAACATTTAAAACATTTATCAATTGAAAAATTGAAGGCATTGTTATATCTTTTTAGAGGGAATATGTAATGGCAGTAAAGTCTAAAGCATTTAGTCAGTCTCATACTTCAGCAACAGGTGTTAGAGGTAAGAGGACAAGTCAAGGTAGGGGTAATGTTGGCTACTCTACCATGAACAAAAATAAGAAAGCTAACCATAAGAAATATAGAGGGCAAGGAAAATGACAGTACAAGAACTAATAAATGAGCTTAATAATATTGAAGATAAATCTTTAGATGTTAGAGTTTTAGAAAACAATATTGATAATCCTAATTATAATATGGAAAATTATTGGATAAACAGAATTGAAGTTGCTAACACAGGACAAAATGGATATGAACTTCATGGAGAAGTTATTTTAGTTGGGGAGGAATAAGTGATAGGAGAACTAATAGGACTAGCATTTGTAATAGGATTTATGTTATTCTGTATAACAGGAGTTGCATTAATACTTATGGATAAAGAAAGGGATAATAAATGAACATATTTTATTTTGATGAGTGTCCTGTTGTATCAGCAGAAGCACAACCAGATAAGATGTTAGTGAAGATGCCACTTGAAACAGCTCAGATGCTTTGCACAGCTCATAGAGTGTTAGACGGTGATGAGTATGCAGATAGTGTAGGACTTTACAAGGAGGCATACAAGAACCACCCATGTACAGTATGGGCTAGACAATCAAGAGGCAACTATGAATGGTTGTATGTTCACTTCTTAGCTCTTGCAATGGAATATAATTTTAGATACAATCGACAACATGCAAGTTATGTTAAATTGTTTGAGGCTTTAGAGAAGCACCCAGATAACATACATAAAGGAGACATGACTCCACTTGCACAGGCTATGCCTGATGAATACAAAGATGATAATCCTATTGTGGCTTATAGAAATTATGTGATACATGAGAAGCACTACGCACAATGGAACAAGAACAGGGAGAAGCCTGAATGGTGGACGAGATAAAAGATACTGAACTAACGCCAATGACTAAGGCAGAGTATAGAGCTTGGGAAGATTATGTTATAAAATATAACGAAGATAATCCTAAACATCCTATATGTTATGAGCTTACTTGGAACAAAGATGAATATAAAGTTAAATTATTAGATTTAAGAGTTGACAAAGAGGGACAGGAATAATATAATTACTCCGTATGATAGGTATGTCCAAAGGTGTAGCCCTCAACTAACCTTCCTGAACCTAAAGACATACGAGCAATCGTGCTAGTTTCTGGTCTAGTGCCACTAAAACCAGACTAAGTTTTACAAGGTGTTCGAGCTACTGTAAAATCCTTTCTTGAAAAGGTTGTAGATGAAATGGGATGAGAACTAAACCGATTACCTTCCCTTGTGAATACAGTCTGATTTTTCCTCATGTGCGAGGGAGTTTGCACAGACTTTAAACAACAAAACTCAGTATGCCAATGGTGCTGGGTATCACTGTAAAGTACCCACTTTTAACACGAGGGTTATTATGAATTTATATTTTAAATCAACAACACTAGACAAGCAGATAGGTTGGACATGGAAAGACATGGACAAAGCTTACTGGGATACTTGGATACCTAAGAAGTCTGATATCAAAATCATTACAAGACTTAACAAAGAACAAAAGAAACAAGCACTTGATGAGTTATGGGAAGACTTGCAAAGTGCTATACAATTTACACGAGATAGAAACAATGCAAGAAGGAGACAGAAAAGACTTGCACAAAAAGAAAAAGTATGATAGACTCCAAACACTTAATACTAAAAACTAAACCTATAGGAGGTACAATATATGTATGAGTATGTAGAAGGAAAAGCTATGTGGGCTAATGTCAGCACACCAAACACTAAGTTTGAACCACATAAGTACGGAATAGTTGTGTTGACTGATGAAGATACTGCTACCAGATTAGAGGGTGCAGGGTTATCAAGAGTTAGAACCAGAGATGGTCAAGCTAAGTATGATGAACCTGCTTTCTCATTCAGTAGAAAAGTAGAACGACATGATGGGACAACCAATCCTGCACCTAAGTTAGTTGATGCCGATGGCAATGACTTAGATGTTAGTCTTGGTAATGGCTCAGAAGTTACTGTGAAGATTAAACCTTACACAGGAAAGTATGGTACGTTTGCAGAGTTAATAGCTGTGAAGGTTACTAACCTAATAGAATATACTGAACCGAGTTCAGACAACGAGGAATTTTAATATGATTATTACTATCAAAAATGCTGATGGCGAATCAGTCTATGATGTTTCAAAGATTGAGGACGAACAGAAGAGAGCAGGTGCTAACGTATCTATTAGTAAGATAGGTACTTTGAACGTGTTGGTTGAAGCTTTGAACTATGCTTCACAAGGACACCAGAATAATCTTGAAGCTGTGCTAAAGGAAAGTCCTGAAGCAGTAGTTGAACAAGAGGAAGAAGAAGAAGTAGTTGTAGAAGATTCAGAAGACGAATCATAATTCATAGTGAGGGCTAACATGGATAAAACTTGGGATAAGTTACATCAACCTTGTCCACTTTGCGGAAGCAGTGATGCTGTAGGAATCAACGAAGATGACTCAGCAAAATGCTTTAGCTGTGGAGAGTTTATGCCTAGCTATACTAAAGCATGTGGAGGAAAGGATATGCAAACAGAAACAACAACACCAATTAAACAACCAGATACAGTAGGAGAAGGAAAGTTTTCAGCCCTTACGGACAGAAAGATTTCCATGAACACTGCTCAGAAGTATGGGGTTAAATGTGTACATGACTTACAAGGTAATGTCGTTAAACATTTTTACCCTTACTATAATGGGCATGAGTTATCAGCTACTAAGATTCGTAACTGTAAGGACAAAGACTTCTTTGTATCTGGTAGTTATAATGATACAGGTTTGTTTGGTCAACAACTTTTCAAGAGTGGTAAGTACGTTACCATTACTGAAGGGGAGTGTGATGCTATGGCTACTTATGAACTGCTTGGTTCTAAGTGGGCTGTAGTATCTATTAAGCGTGGAGCAAATGGTGCAGTCAGAGATATCAAGGAAAGCTTAGAGTTCTTTGATGACTTTGAAAATGTTATCATTGCTTTTGATAAAGATAAGGCAGGACAAGAAGCTAGTATTAAAGTTGCTAGACTTTTCAAACCGGGAAAAGCTCGTATAGTTACGTTGCCTAACGGTTGGAAAGACCCTAACGATATGCTAAGAAACAACAAGCATAAAGAGTTTGTTGAAGCTTGGTGGGCTAGTAAAGTTTATACACCTTCTGGTGTTATAAATGTTTCTGAACAGCGTGAGAAGTTTCATAATCGTGAGAAGAAACAAAGCGTACCTTATCCTTATGAAGGATTGAACAAGAAACTCTATGGTCTTAGAGCAGGAGAACTTGTAACTCTTACAGGTGGTACTGGTCTTGGTAAGTCAAGTGTTACAAGAGAACTTGAACATCATCTTATTAAGAACACTACAGATAACGTAGGTATCATAGCACTAGAAGAAGATTGGAGAAGAACCATTGATGGTATCTTATCTATTGAAGCTAACGCTAGGTTATACGTTGACCAAGAACGTGAGAAGTTTTCTAAAGAAGAATTAGATAAGATGTTTGATATACTTTATGATGGTCAGAACAAGAACAGGGTGTGGGTACATTCACACTTTGGGACTAATGATATTGATGACATCTTTACTAAGCTTCGCTTTATGATTATAGGTTGCGACTGCAAGTGGGTGGTCGTTGACCATTTACATATGTTAGTTAGTGCAGTACATGAAGGAGATGAGAGACGTGCCATTGATACTATTATGACTAGACTAAGAAGTTTGGTAGAAGAGACAGGTGCAGGAATCATTTTGGTTTCACACTTACGTAGAGTTGATGGTAACAAAGGACATGAGAACGGTATTGAAGTATCTCTATCTCATCTAAGAGGTTCAAATAGTATTGGACAACTTAGTGATTGTGTGATAGCATTAGAACGTAATCAACAATCAGATGACCCTGAAGAAGCTAGGACTACAAGACTTCGTATACTTAAATCAAGGTATACTGGAGATGTAGGTATGGCTTGTAGAGTTATATACGATGGAGAAACTGGTAGACTATCTGAACTAACAGATGAGGATATAACCTTTGACAACAGTTTAGATGAGGCATTTTAATGGACTTAGTATTTGACATAGAAACAGATGACTTGAAAGCAACTTTGGTACACTGTATCGTTGCACAAGACATGGACACTGGAGAGATATATAAATATCCACCAAGTAAACTGTCTGAAGGTTATGAACTGTTAGCTAATGCAGATACTTTAATAGGACATAACATCATCGGATTTGATATACCAATGGTAGAGAAGTTCGGTGGTGTTGACTTGTCAAAGATACCAGTCATTGATACTCTTGTATTGTCTAGGTTATTTAATCCCAACAGAGAAGGTGGACATAGCCTTGAGAAGTGGGGATATAAATTAGGCTATCATAAGATAGAGTTCTCAGACTATCTTAATTATTCTAAAGAGATGATGGACTATTGTGTTAGAGATGTACAAGTCAATGCCTTGGTTCTTAAAAAACTTAGAGAGGAGAGTAAAGGATTCTCTAAACAATCTATAGCTTTAGAACAGGGCGTAGCTAGGATAATGAAACAGCAAGAGGTAAATGGTTTTAAGTTTGATTTGGAATCAGCTTTGTTATTACTTGCTGAACTTAGAGAAAAGAAACAATCCATTGAAGATGAAGTTCATAATACATTCAAACCTAAATGGGTAGATGATAAGTTAGTTAATCCTTATATTAAAAAAGATGGAGACTTATCAAAGCGTGGACTTACAGATGATGAGTATCAAAGATGTTTAGATACAAATAACTTTGAACCTTTTATGAGACAAACACTACAAGACTTTAATCTTGGTAGTCGTAAACAGATAGGAGAATATCTTATTGACTTTGGTTGGAAGCCTGAAAGGTTTACACCAACAGGTCAACCTATAGTAGATGAGAAAACTCTATCAGCAATCACACACATACACGAAGCTAAACTTATAGCAGACTTCTTACTACTTCAAAAGCGTATAGCTCAAGTTGACTCTTGGGTTGAAGGAGTACAAGATGATGGTAGAGTACATGGCTTTGTGATACCTAACGGTGCTATCACAGGAAGAATGACACACAGGAACCCTAACATGGCACAAGTACCGGCAGTTTATAGTCCTTATGGTAAAGAATGTAGAGCATGTTGGACTGTAGAAGAAGGTAATGTTTTAATCGGAGTTGATGCTTCTGGTCTTGAGATTAGAATGTTAGCTCACTACATGAATGACGAGGAGTATACAAATGAAATTCTCAATGGAGACATACACACCGCTAATCAACAACTTGCAAACCTTGAATCTAGAGATAAAGCAAAGACATTCATCTATGCACTTATGTACGGAGCAGGAGATGAAAAACTTGGTAGCGTGGTCGGAGGAAATACAGCAGATGGTAAGAGAGCTAGACAATATTTCTTTGATAATAAGCCTACATTTAAGTCTCTTAGAGACAGGGTACAAAGAGCATCAGCAAAAAATTACCTCAAAGGATTAGATGGTAGGAAGCTGTATGTTCGTAATCAACATTCAGCATTGAATACTTTACTACAAGGTGCAGGTGCTATCGTAATGAAACAAGCATTAGTTATGTTAGATGATGTGTTAAGATTAAATGCAATGGATTATAAATTCGTAGCTAACATACATGATGAGTGGCAGATAGAAGTACCAAAAGATAAAGCTGATTTTGTAGGGAACTTTGCAGTAGATAGTATAATAAAAGCAGGAACACATTTTAATCTTCGTTGTCCGTTGGATGGCGAATACAAGATAGGAGATAACTGGAGTGAAACCCACTAAAGAAGACAGAAAGAAATTTGATATTGACCTAGAGTATGGAGAGATAAGAGAAGATAAAATAAAAGATATGCTTACTGGTAAGAAGATAGAAGTTAAATCAGAGAAGGGTATGTGGATGAAGACAGGTAACATATGTATAGAGTATGAGTCTTGGAATAAACCATCAGGAATTAGAGCAACGGAATCAGACTATTGGTTTCATAATTTATGTGTAGGAGATAACGAGTTCTGTACTCTTGTATTTAAAACAGATGTACTTAGAACTATTGTTGATGACCTTGATAGTTTTAAAACTGTATGTGGTGGAGACAATAATGCTAGTAAAATGTTCTTAGTTAATCTTCAGAAATTATTCTCATCAGATGTTATTAAAGCATTTAAGGAAACTGAAGATGAAAAAAAATAAGAAAACACTTGACACATTAGTAGAAGATATATATAATGAATTGTCGGCATTAGGAAAAGGCGAACATCTTAACATAGATGAAGACACAATAGAGCAGTTTGGAGAGTCTATGAAACAGATTCTATACGACTGGTCTCATCCTAGTCCAAGAGGTAAACCTGCCTTACGTATGTCTAACATAGGCAAACAACCTAGACAGTTATGGTATGAGATGAACTCTGATTCTGATAATACAGAAGTCATATCTCCACCTACATTTATTAAGTTCTTATACGGACACTTGCTTGAAGAAATAGTTTTATTTCTTGTTAAGTTATCTGGGCATGAAGTTACTAGCGAACAAAAAGAAATAAAAGTTTCTGGAATCAAAGGACACATGGACTGTGTTATTGATGGAGAAGTTGTTGATGTAAAGACTGCTTCAAGCTATGCCTTTAAGAAATTTAAAGATGGTACTCTAGCAGAGGATGACCCATTCGGATACATGGCTCAACTTGCAGGATACGAATCAGCAGAAGGAACTACTCATGGTGGTTTTCTTGCTCTTAATAAAGAGTCAGGAGAGTTAGCTATGTTCAAGCCTGATAATTTTGATAAGCCTAATATCAAAAAGAAAATAACTGATATTAAAAAGGCTGTTAAGTTAGCAACACCTCCTGATAAATGTTATGATGATGAACCAGATGGAAAGTCTGGTAACATGAAACTTGCAAAAGGTTGTACTTGGTGTAGGTTTAAGTTTGATTGTCATAAAGATGCTAACGATGGACAAGGTTTAAGAGTGTTTAAATATTCAACAGGTTATAGATACCTAACTCAAGTACCTAAAGTTCCTAATGTTATAGAGGTAAAGAATATATGAGTGGTAAGAAATCAAAATTATTAAGACGTAAAGCTGAAGGATTACTTATTGATTGGATAAGGACTATGGTTCCTGAAGGAGAAGATACTAAAAAGATTAACAAGAAAAACTTACATGAGTTTCTACCAGAGCAAACACATATCTTTGCTAACAATAAATTTATGTTAAGTGCCTATAGTCTTAGATGGTTTTATAAGAAAGTAAAACAAAATCCTAACTTTCATTTAGAAGAGTTAGATGCCTAGAAGAGTACCAAGAAAACCCAGACCAAAGAAGGTTGGTATTCCTAAAGGGTATGACAGTTTATGGGAAGCAACCCTACATGAAACTGTACTACAAGAATGGAAACATCATTGGGATAATATTAATTATGTTGTTAAGCATAAATATGAACCTGATTTTGTAAAGGTTATAGATGGTAAAACAATTTTACTAGAAGCTAAAGGTAGGTTCTGGGACTATGCAGAGTATATTAAGTACATACATATACGAGAAGCTATACCTGATAACTATGAGTTAGTATTTTTATTTCAGAAACCTTTCTCTCCAATGCCGGGTGCAAAGGTAAGGAAAGATAAAACAAAAAGAACTCATGCTGAATGGGCAGAGACAAATAATTTTAAATGGTATAGTGAAGAAACATTACCGGAGGAATGGAAAAGTGAATTATAAATTTAACGAAGATAAAATATTAAATGAACTAAAAGCTTACGTAGGTAATACATACGACCAACACTATGCTAATGGTAAGTATCAAGCAACAGATATGATAATTGATTCTGGATATGGAGAAGGATTCTGTCTTGGAAACATTA